AGAGCGAGCGGTCGAGCAGGGTGACGCCCGAGTTCGCCGAGAAGATCCCGTGCTCGGTGATCGCGCGCGTCCCGCCCGAGTCGGGCGAGTAGGTGCCGACCGTGCGGTAGACGGTCGCGCCGTTGTTTGTCTGCGAGCCCGTCGGGCGCGTGTTGTCGACCGCGTACTGGGTCGTCTCCTCGGTCACGAGCGCCGTGTCGCCGGCGGCTTCGGCCGTGCCGCCCGTTCCGAAGCCGTGGTACTTGAAGCCGGCCGCGATCGTGTCGAGGGCGCGCAGGAAGTCGACGATCTTCGTTGCCCCCGCCGTCGTCACGACACGCAGCGAGGCGAGACCGAGCGGCGTCTCGGAGCCGTCGGCGTGCTTGATCGTCAGCCAGAGCGCGCCGTAGTGGAAGGGGTGCCCGGTCAGGCGCGAGATCGCACGGAAGAGGACGACGCGCCAGAGGCCGCGCCAGAGGTTCGGCAGGTTCTTCAGCCGCCAGAGGTTGACCTCGCGCGAGAGCCCCGGCCAGGGGAGCGCGTGCCGGAGCACGCGGCGAAGCGGCGCCGGCGCCGGCCAGGGCCGGTGTAGCTCGAGCGCGAGCTCGCCGGTCGGGCCGATGGATCCCGCGAGCCGCATCAGGCGCGCTCGAAGTGCTCGGGGTAGTCGCGAATGAGCTCGTTCGCCTTGTCCTCGGAGACCTCGATCGTCTTGCCGGCCGCGACCTTGACCGCCTCGACGTCGACCTCTTCGTCTTCGCCGGGCTGGCGCTTGTCGCGCACGGCGATCGGCGCCTTGCTGATGTTGCGCACGGAGCTCACGCCGCGCCTATCGGCGCGCCTAGGGCCCGACGCGCTCCAGCTCGAGCTCGTTCAGCTGCTTGTAGTAGGCGCGCCGGCCGGCCTCGCGCGCCGGCGGCCGGTCCTGATGGCGGTGCTCGACCTCGAGCAGGCTGGGGCCGATCGCCTGCGCCTGCTCGATCGGGTGCCACTCCGGGTGGCCGGCCAGGTAGCGCTGCCCTGCCTTGGCGACGTAGTGAGCTCCCTCACAGGTGAGACCCGGCAGCGCGCGCAGGATGCGCCTGATCGGGAAACGGAACGGGTTCGGCAGCTCGCCGTAGAGCTCGAAGGTGCAGACGTCGACCTCGCGCGTCGCCTCGAGCAGCCAGCGCAGCGCCTCCGGATCGGCGGAGTGCGCGAACTCGTCGGCGTCTAGGCGCACGAGCCAGTCCTCTGGTTCAACCATAGAAACGGCGATCGCGAGCTCGGTCGCGCGCTTGTCGACCTCGCTCGGCCAGGGCGCTGGGTTCGGGCCCGGCTCGCGGTCGACCTCCTGGAAGTCGAGGCCGTGCTCGCCGCAGGCCTGATAGAGCGCGTAGCGCTGCTCCTCAGGAGAGTCGCCGCGCGCGTCGGGGTAGTGGTAGTAGGCGCCGTCGACGGCGACGACGATGTCGGCGAAGCTCGCGACGCCGGCGACCCAGCGACACAACGCCGCCGGCTCCTCGTCATACCACGAGAGGCAGGCGGCGATGCGCATCGGCGCAGAGCCCTTGCGGGCTTAAGACTGGTCGCCGGCGTCGATGATCGCGTCGGCGACGGCGCCCTTGTTCGGGAGCTTGTCGGGCTCCTCGACGCCAGCATCCTTGGCGGCCTTGTCGAGCTTCGCCCGCGTCAGCTTTAGAAGCTCCACGCGCGGGTCGACCGGCCCAGGCTCAACCTCGGGCTCCAGCGGCGGCGGCGGAAGCGTTCCCTCCGGCTCGTCGCCCTCGACCTCGCGCACGACCTCGAAGAGGTCCGGGAAGTCGCGCTCGAGCTGGGCCGCCTTCTCGTTCGAGACGACGGCGCTCTGGCCCTTGACGAGGTCGATCCCGCTGCCGTCGACGTCGGAGCCGTGGTACTCGTCCCACACCTTCTCGTTGACGTCCTTGCCGTCCTCGTCGGGGACGACGACGGAGATCTTGCGACTGAGGTAGCGGATCTCTTGCATGGCCTGCCTTTCGGCGTCAGAGCCCGGATTACTTCAGGACGTTGTAGTGATAGGCGACGGTCAGCTCGGTCGTCGGGTAGAGCGACTGGAAGGCCCGGCGCCAGCTGGCGAGGACGAGATCCTGGTCGGACTCGGCGTAGAGCTCGCGCAGCACCTCGACCGTGAGGCCGCGCCGGCTGCCCATCATGTAGCCGCGCCGGTTCACCGTCAGGTCGAGCGTCTTCGTGTTGTTCGCGGCCGTCTGGTCGTTGACGCCCGACGCGTTCAGGTCGGTGCGCTGGTACTCGGAGATGATCAGCGGGATGCTGTCGACCGAGCCCAGCTCGCCGGCGAGGATCGTCGCCTGCGGCCCGTACTTCTCGAGCGTGAAGACCGCCGTGTCCGAGAGCAGGTCGATGTACGAGTTGATCGAGAGCACGTGGGCGAGCTGGTCCGGGGTGATCCCGTACTTGCCCATCGTCTTCCGGTTCTTGCGCAGCATCGCGACGCTGAGCGCGGCCGCCGAGGCGTCCGTCTTCGCGGCCGCCTGCGTTCGCTTCCGGAGGCCGTCCCAGGACTTGCGCGGGTCGTCGGCCGTGGTCGTGTCGTAGTCCATGTGCGTGCCGGCGGTGTCGCCGTTCACGATCGCGTCCTCGATGTCGGCCGAGAGATAGTCGACGAGCTCGCGGCGGATGAAGGGGAGGATCGCGATGATCGAGTCCTCCTCGAGCTCGCGCGACGTCAGCACCCTGCCCGCGAACTTGACGGCCGTCAGGACGACCTTGCGCGTCGCCGGCGTGATGACCTTCATCTTCGTCTGGCCGGTGTCGGCCGTCTGCTCGGGGTGGACGCCGAGGCGCTGCCTCGCGACCGGGTAGGCCGGGATCTCCCACGGCTGCGAGGGCATGGCGGCCGAGTCGAAGAGCGCCGCGACGCGCAGCTGCAGGTTGACGCGCGCGATCAGCGAGGACGAGAGCTCGGTCGGGACGAACTCGTCGCCCTCGGCCGTGGTCGTCGAGTCCATCGCCGCGTGCATCGCCGGCAGGTAGCTCTCACTCCAGTAGTCCGTCTCGCGGACGTCGAAGGCGCGGTTCTCCTGGCGCGCCTGGAAGCCGAGGATCGCGCCGATGATCGTCATGTCGTCGGCGGCCTCGTGGAAGGCCTCGACCGTCTCCTTCGGCCGGCGCGACCAGAGGGCCGCTGCCTCGACCGGCTTCGAGTGCATGAAGGAGAGCTTCTCGACCGTCGAGAGCGCGACGCCCTTGCGCTTGAGCGCGGGCAGGCCCTGCTCCTCGATCACGTTCTCGAGCGCGAAGCTGCGCCGCTTCTGGACCTGCGGCGCCATCTCCTCGAGCTTGGCGAGCAGCTCGTCCTTGAGCCCCTCGATCTTCTCGTCCGTCCGGGCGTCGGTCTTGCGCTCCTTCAGCTCCGTGACGGCGGTCGTCAGCTCGGCGACTGCCTTCGCGACGTCGTCGAAATCCTTGATCTCCGCGACTGCGGCGCCGGCGTCGGGCTCGGGCTCGGGCTCGAAGCGGAGGCTGTGGAGCTGGAATCTCACGAGATCTCCTTCACGGTTGCTGCGGCTTGTCGGAGCGAGCTCGCGATTTCGGCGGTCTGCCCGGCCGCGGGCAGCTCGGCGCGCTTGCGGCCGCGGATCGAGGCCTTGCGCTCACCCATGCGCTCGAGCGTCTGCTCGAGCGTCGAGACCCGGTCAGCCATCCCGTGCGCGACGGCGCGCTTGGCCTCGAGCATCCGGCCCTGCCCGAACTCGGGCCCGCTCGCCATCGCCTTCGTCACGCGCCGGCCCTTGGCGACGTCGGCCGTGAACATGTCGTAGACGTCGTCGACGCGGCGCTGCAGCTCGGCCTCGGCATCCTCGGAGAGCGGGCTGTCCTGGTTGAACTCGGCCTTGAACTTGCCGGCGGTGACGTAGGTCGGCTTCACACCCAGCTTCTCGTTCATCTGCGAGACGTCGTCGTGGACGGCGACGACGCCGATCGAGCCGACCTCGCCGCTGGTCGTGACATCGAACTCGGCCGCCTGTGAGGCGATCCAATACGCGGCCGAGGCGGCCATCGTCGAGGCGAGCGCGACGACCGGCTTCTTCGAGGCCGCCACCTTGGCCGCCGTCTCGGCGACGAGATCGGCCGACCCGCCGGGCGAGTCGACCAGGAGCAGGATCTGCTGGACGGCCGAGTTGGCGACGAGCTCGTCGAACTTCTGGCCCCAGGCCTCGAGCGAAGTCCCGCCCGAGAGCTGGGACATGGTGGTGGCGCGCGGGATGAGCACGCCGAAAAGCGGGAGGATCGCGATCGAGCCGCCGGCCGAGCGAGCGGCGCTCTGCGCCGAGGCCTCGACCTCCTCACGCGCGGCGCGCGCGGCCGCGATCAGCTCGCCCGACTCCTGCTCGCTGAAGGGCACGCCCGCGGCTCGCAGCTCGATGATCTCGAGCATCGCGTCGAGCTCGGCTTGCCGCATCGCCCACGGCCGCTCGCCGATCGCCTGCCGGATTCGGGAGTACTTCACGCCGCGCCTATCGGCGAGCGTGGCGGGCGAACCAGTCTTCCGATCGCGCGTAGAGCAGTGAGATCGGGTCCTGCGGATACGGGCGCGCCGGCGGCGGCGCTGCGTGTATTCGGCGCGGCGGCGCGGCCGCCGCGAAGAGCACGAGCACGGAGAGCGTCGAGCAGATGACGAGCGCGAGGTACGGCAGGAGCTTCACTCGCTGCCCGCGCCGGCGGCCGCGCCCGGCTCGGTGGTAGACGCGGCCGCCTGCGCCGGCAGCTCGTCGAGCTCGGGAATCGCCGGCAGGTTCTTCAGCCGCCGGACCTCATTCGGCTGTCGCCACGGCCGGTTGCCGGTCTCGATCGCGAACACCTGGGCCTCGGTCAGCGGATCCATCTGCAGGAGGTCGGCGACGACGTGCTGGGCGAAGAGGCCCGAGCCCTCGGGGAAGAGGTCGCGGTCCATCTCGAGCGACTGCGAGATCCGCTTCAGCCAGACCCGGATCGTGTGGACGAGGAAGCGAATGTTGTCGGCCTGCACGTTGCGGTAGGTGAGGCCCTTGCCCTGGTCGCCGCCCTCGGCGTCGATCATCGACGCCGGCGTCCGGTAGATGCGGCAGATCTTCTTCGCCGAGAGCGCCTGCAGGGCGACGAACTCGAGATCCTTGAGCGGCATCGAGATCGCGTGGTACTTGAGGCCCTGCTCGAGTATCGCGATCCGGTGCGCGCGCTGCGGGCCCTTGTGCCGGCGCTCCCAGTCGCGCCTCAGGCGCCCGTGCGCGTCGTCGGTCAGCTCGTTGTCGGTCTCGAGCACGCCCAGCGGAATCGCCCCGTTGGCGAAGAAACGGTTCGTGTACTCGTCGATCGCGAGCCCGGCGCCGATCGCCTCGCGCGCCATCTCGACCGGGGACAGGCCGCGCAGGCCGGTGCGCGTGAAGCCGATGACGTGGATGATCTCGTCGGCCGTGTAGGGCGCGTCGCGCTCGACGCCATCCTCGTTCTTGACCCAGTACAGCTTCTCGCCCTCGCGCAGCTCCACGCGCACGCGCCCGGGCTCGACCGCCCACAGCTGGTTGACCTGGCCACGCGGGCTGAAGCGCTTGCCGATGAAGCTCTCGCCCCAGGTCGCGCAGTGCATCATCACGAGGCCCCAGAAGGTGACCGGCGGCATCGCCGGGTTCGGCCGCGAGTGCAGCAGCTCATAGGTCGGGTGCTCGGGGACGGCCTCGCGCTCATCGTCGGGATCGCCCTGGTAGACCTTCAGCGGGAAGCCGCCGACCGTCTCCGAGAGCAGCCCGACGCAGGCGATGATCGTGTCCAGCTTGAGCGCGCTCTCGAGAGTGACGAGCTTGCCGGTGTGGCTCTTGCCGCCGAGCAGGTCGGCAAGCCAGTTCGCCCCTGAGCTCTGGACCTTGGCGACCGCCGCCTCGCGGCGAGGCCCGACGACGCGGCCGACGAAGGTCACGCGTCCTCGTCGTCGACGACCACGCGGCGCGAGACCGGGGCCGAGCGCGTGTACAGCACGACGGTCGCGAGCACGGAGACGCCGACGGCGATCACGCCGAGCGGCAGGTAGATCAGGCCGATGCCGAAGGCGACCGCGCCCAGGCCGCCGGCGTAGGCCGTCGTCGTGACGAAGTTCTCGGAGCTGAGCGCCAAGGCCACGCGTCGCCCGGCGGCGCGAAGCGCGCGTCCGGACGTCTGGAAGACCCTGCGGACAAGCACGTGCCGTCTGTCGGCTCTGTTAGCGTGCGCGCCCTCGGGTATGCCCACCGAGCCAGGAGGGACCGGCGGCGGCTGGCGCAGTCGTCGGGTGAGGCTCTCGGCCGCAACGAGGGTCGCGTTACTCTCAGGTGAAGCGCCCGAGATCAGAGGCCCGCTTCGGCGGGCTTCTGGCATATCTAGTCCTCCTCGTCCTCGTCCTCGTCGTCGTCGCCGACGCCGCGCAGACCACGCTCCTCGTAGACGGAGGCGCTCTGCCGCGACGCGCGCCAGTGGCTCATCGAGACCGCCTGCAGCCCGTCAATCGGGTCCTCCGAGTTGAGCTCGCTCACGCGCCAGCCGCGCTCGGTCTTGATCCCGGCGGCCGCGGCGACGTGGCTGTTCAGCACGCGGTCGTCAGCGTGCAGG